ACACTACATTGTACGATAATTATGGTGCAATATCTATCAATAACATTATAAACCTATATATTGATCATGATATTATAGTATCAGAATCAATAGTGGTCAATCTACCAGTTACTGAGATACACAAATATCGTGAATATGATCGATCAAAGCAACTATATTGTAGTAAACGAACCCCTGACCAATTTGACAGCTTAGTTGAAGACATAAAAATAAATGGAATTGTACACAGTGGTAGAATCCGCATCGACCGAATTACTCCGTCAACTATTGGTATAATACTGGGAGAAGGTAATCATAGATTATCAATAGCAGCAATGTTGGGTATTAATACTATGCCAATTGTGTTTCGATATCTACTGTGAACTGCCCCCAGCTGAACCAAATGGTGTTCTTTGGTTAAGTCGGATAAATACTAATATATTATGGTATACAACATGAAAAAAACATTTAAAGAATTTTTAATGGAAACCAATACAGGTAACTTAGCTACACTTGCAAAAAAAATTGGAATATCAATCAAGGATTTAAAAACTATGGATAATGATGAGATACGAATAATTCTCAAAGATATAGGAAATCATGATTTTGTTCCTATTAGTAAATTCGACCAAGCTGAATTAAAGATGGGTATAGATGCAGAATTAGAACACTCAAATTCTATACTAATAGCAACGCTTATAGCAAAAGATCACCTAATGGAATTACCAGATTATTATTCCAGATTGAAAAAAATGGAGCGTGATTAATGACTATTGCATCAACTAATAGTTGCAAATCAACTAACCCAACCACTAACTTATGTAAACCCTGGGAACTGACAACCCAATTTAAAACCAATACATTGGTTGAACAATATCAACAAGAAATGTTACATATTGCTGGAGCAAATGTAAATGTATTCAAGTTGTTAGGGATACACGAGCAGACACTATTAATAGATTTAGCATCTAATGGAACTGCAATATCAAGCAAAAGTCAACCAACATCACAGGCAATGAATGCATTTACCAAGATAAAAACTCAATGGGAATCCAATCAATTTGGACATGATGTAATAGCATCTGCATTTATAGGATATGATTTTGGAGTATTAAAACTACCAAATGGTAGAAATAAATATGGTATAGATACTGCAGTAGTTCATTGTATAACCACAATTAAGATAAAACAAGGGACACTTTCCAATAATAGAATAATAAAGGCTAGAGTTGAGCGATCTGCTGATAATATACAATGGTATGGTGTTGCAATTATTAATATACCAGATAATGACTCACTAAATGAAATCCATTTCAAGCAAAGTGTACCTAGTAGATATTGGAGACTTAGACCGATACAATTTAATGGGGATGATTGTGATAATTGGATGATTCAGGCACTAGAGTTGCATGACTATGTTGCAACAGCACAATCTAATATACAGGATGATATTTTTTTGGAAAATAGGGATAGAAATTATTCGACTACTGAAATTAATCTAAAGGGGTATTATGATATTCAAACCCCAATGTTGGACTTCACTAGATTTGGTGCAGAATTGCCACAACTATCATATCAAATAAAACTAAATTTCAATAACTGCATATCATTACTTGGTAGACCAATTGTTATTGGTGATGTAATAGAATTACCCAGTGAAGTACAATACACTCCAGATCTTCGACCAATAAAAAAATATGTAGAGGTTGGTGATGTTGCATGGGATGCAATGTCATTTACTCCTGGTTGGCAACCAACTATGTTACTAGTTACTGCAGCTCCTGCAATAGCATCACAAGAAACACAAGATATATTTGGCGACTTAGCCAATAATGTAACTACACCAGATTTACTTGTTGGTTGGCAGGATTACTCTGATGTATCTGAATCGATAGTACGCAAATCAAAATCACGAGTTCCGGAACTTGGTGATGATTCAAATAATGTAATACGACAATTGGAACAAGCAGCACTAGATAAAGCAGCTAGTGTGGGGCTATTGGCAAATGTGGAAAAAATTACACTAAATCCTAATAGACTATATGTAGAGTGTGCATTACCTCCAAATGGATTGCCATATACAGAAGGTCCAATATTCCCAAATACTCCCGATAATGGCGATTATCACAGATTAACATATGAAGGATTAGCAAAAGATGTTGCACCTAGACTATATAGATGGTCTAGCATAAAGGGTAGATGGATATATTTAGAAACGGATAGACGACTAGAGTTCAATGAGTACAAGCCTATATTGACAGAATATCTAACATCACATACCAATATCCCACCAACGGAGATAATATAATATGGCAATACGCAAAGAAGGATACTATTATAATCAACAGTTAAAGCATTACATTCTTCAGTTTATGGCTATTTTTACTGGATTGCAAGTTAAAGTTGGAAGTAGTGTTAATAACCAAGAACGATTAATTGAAGTACCAATTCATTATGGACATAAAGATAAAGTAGTAGCAGCGATATTTGCTGACAATACTCAAAATATTCCGATTAGATTACCAACCCTGAGTGCACATTTATCTGATATACAAGTATCAGAACGGCGAATGAAAGGTACTGGTACTGAGCGACGAATCGCATATGTTCCGGTTGGTGGATTAATCCCAGATGATATTCAGGTTATTCACCAACGCATGCCAGTTCCATACGATATTACAATGGAACTCGCTATATATACAAGCAATACTGATCAATTCTTTCAAATGTTAGAGCAAGTTTTGCCATTATTTAACCCACAGCTTAACATACAAACCAGTGATGCACCATTCGATTGGGCAAAAATCTCTTGTGTCAAATTGACATCAATTGCACTAGAATCTAATCATCCAGTTGGAACAGATAAACGAATAATTCAGTGCTCACTCAGATTTGAACTCCCAATTTATATAGATACACCAGCCGACGTTCGTCAAGATTTTATTGAACAAATTTACATTAGACTTAGTAAAATTGATTACACTACATCCACTGATATGTTAACTGAATTTGATCAACAAGGCATCACATACGACATTGTAAATACTGACGCTGATTTACCATTTAATTGATACCATTGTCATAATATATTGAATGAAATTGGGTATTTTGATAAATACATACAAATCATAAAATTAAGGAGATGCACATGGCTTCAAATTTAACTAGCCCAGGTGTGAGCGTTGAGATAATCGACCAAAGTATGTACATTCCCACTAGAGGAAAAACAGTACCATTATTTTTTATTGCAACTGCCGCCGAAAAACTACAACCGGATGGTGTATCATATGCAGCTGGAACATTTGAATCAAATGTAATTCGTGTAGTAACTTCACTACAACAGAGTGTTCAGCTATATGGCATTCCAAATTTTCTACGAGACTCTAGTGAAAATCCACTACATGGAGATTCTCGCAATGAATATGGATTATTTGCTCTAAATCAATTTTTAGGCATGGGTGGGTATGCATATGTAGTTCGAGCAAATATAAACCTAAATGATAATTTAGCTGATATTCGCACCATGTGGATCAATAAGATGACTGAAGCATCATATTCATTACAGAATATATCACAAGCATACTTAAATGAATATAATCAATCAAATGGATTCGTACCATCTAGTCCTAACTATAAAACAACAATTGATATTACTCGTGTACAATCTTTGATAAATACAGCCACATTACCAATATGGCAAATGTCATCATTTCAAAACAGTCAATCTGATCTGATGGCTAACCATACATCAGCCCCATATAGTGTATATACCGATGGATATAGCAATACACCAACCAATACATTTCTAGGTATTGCTGGTGCTGCAAACATTTGGGTAACTAATGGATTGGGAACAGTGATTCCTTCAGAATTAACACCCACAGAAGCTGGTGCGTTTTTATTAGAATCTGCTGATTTATTAAAATTCACAACACAATTTTTAAATCATACTAGTCTAGGTGCAAACGATGCTGCTAGACGATCGGTTGCAATTGTTCCTGCATTATTAGCGTCTATTGTTAGTAACACTGATATACGATCAGAATCGTATGAATATGATATAGTTGCTTGTCCTGGCTATCATGAAACCACAACAGCATTGATAAACTTAATAGCTGACATTGGAGAAGAAGCATTTGTAGTTGCTGATACTCCATTTGATAAGTCTCCAGAATCAGTTGGAACCTGGAGTCGCATGGCTCGCACCGCAGAAGCTAGAAATTCCGCAATATATTATCCTCATGGGATGGCATCTAACCTAGATGGTAACACAGTATTTGTTGCTGCATCTGGTATAGCAATTCGCACAATTGCATATAGTGATAATGTTTCTGATGTATTTTTTGCACCAGCTGGTACTAGACGAGGGTTAGTTACTGGAATAACAGAGGTTGGGTATATTACTGGTACTATAGGTACTGCAACAACATTTAATCCAGTTGCATTAAATGTTGCTCAACGCAATTATCTATATGGAACACCATCAAATATTAATCCTATTACGTTTTTTCCAGGTAGAGGAATAATCATATTTGGTCAAAAAACACTAGACCCAGATACCTCTGCATTGGATCGTATAAACGTAGTTCGGTTAGTTCAACTAATTAAGCGCGACCTACGTAAAAATACAATGTCATTTGTATTTGAACCCAATGATAAACTAACTAGAGATAATCTAAAATCTGTTGTTGATTCATACCTTAGTAATTTAATTATTAATAGGGGATTATATGACTATGTGACAGTATGTGACGAATCAAACAATACTGCATACAGAATAGATAATAATCAAATATATATTGATGTAGCACTAAAACCTGTAAAATCTGCGGAATTTATATACATACCAGTTCGTGTAGTGTCAACTGGTGCAACATTAACTGGCTAACCCAATCAAGATATATTAATTACATATCCAGGAACTCTAGTATATATAAATACTAGAGTTCCTCTACATACTATTTCCTCATTACATATCGTAACTTCCCACAATCCCAAATCCGCAATACCTTCGCTATATCACAATTTTCTCGCTCACTTAATGATGGATCAAATATTGACAACTTATTATCCAAATATTTCCGCCTAAAATTAAACTTATGTTCTCTAT